CCAACCGCAAGGCACTGGCGGCGGAGCGCAGTAAGGGACGCCAAGCCGCCAAAAAAAAACGCCAGTGAGTGAAAGTCCACCTACTGAAGCGGCAGATACGCCCGATTTTAGCCGGTATATCACCGGATCCACTAATCGTGACTATGTGAACAGCGTTCTTGAAGCCGCAAGGGATGGTGACCCTGCGGCAATTTCAAGAGTGAAAAATGATAGTGGTGATCTAATCGACCACCATGGTATTAGTGAAGATGATATTAACGATATATTGGGTTGATCAAAAATGACTGAAGCAGTGCTTGATATTGCGAATAAGGTCGATTGGGAGATGGGCCGTCGTGATTTCAAGTATTTTTTTGAGGACATTTGTGGTCGTGAGGAAAATTATATGCTCGCTGATTTCCACCAAGAATGGTATGATATGTCCCAAAATCACAATAAAACCTGTGTAATTGCTTCCCGTGACCACGGAAAATCCGTGTTTTATCGTGTCTATTTGCTATGGAAGATGGCCTACAACCCCGGCACAGAAGTGCTGTTCTTTTCTCACAGTCAGCATCAATCTATTGATCACATGGCGAAAATGGATGAATTGATTATGTCCAATCCTGTTCTCGCACACCTCAAACCTAAGCGTGGTTGGGCGAAGCAGAAATTCAAGATGACTAACAAATCAGTCATTCATGCTATGTCGGTGGGTAAAGCGGTTCGTGGTGCCCACCCTGATATTGTAGTGCTGGACGATATATTGTCCAGTGAAGCGGACACGCAATTGGCACATATCGCCCAATGGTTCTATACTGCTCTATTGCCTGTTCTGCACCACACGGCACAATTGTGCATCGTTGGAACCCCGTTCTCCTATACTGATCTGTATCAGGAATTGAAGGGTCTCAAGGGTTATGATGTGAGAGAATATCCTGCAATCAATGAGGAAACGGGTAAGCCACTATGGCCTGAACGATGGTCGCTTGAGGCACTACAACAACGTCGAGGTGAAATGACTTCGATTGCATTCACCCGAGAATACCTGTGCAAACCAATTGCCAGTGAGTCGAGCCTATTCCCTGTGGAAATGACCGACCCCTGTAAGGACGAGGACTATGCCTTTGTGTTTGACCCGTATGGTGGCGACTTTGATGAAAATGTGAATTACTACATCGGCTGGGATCCAGCGATTAGCCCGGACAGAAAAGCCGACTATACCTGTATGTGCGTATTGGCGATGGACGAGAATAGGCACAAGAGGGTGGTGTGGATGCACCATGAGAAGGGTATGGACTTCAGTAGTCAGATAGACAAAATCATTGAGTTAAACGCACGTTACAATCCCGTCATCGTCGAATTGGAGACAAACAATTTCGCTCAAGCATTCCATCAGGTATTGAAGGAAATTAGCGATTTACCGATCAAGCCGTTCACAATGAGTCGTATGCGTAAAGAGGCAGTTATCCATGCTCTCCAATTGCATTTTGAGCAACGGCATTTGATTTTGCCCTACAAAGAAGAGGGCAGAACACGCAGAATGATGGACACACTTTTGAATGAGTTATCTATGTTCACTATGCTTCCGAATGGTAAGATGGAATCACTTGGCAGACACGACGACACTGTAATTGCATTGGCGTTGGCGGTCCAAGCGACGAAAGAATACCGGGACAACATTGTTGTGCTGGACGGGGCGGCATGGACTCAACGGTTAGGGTGGACGGAGATATGACGGTGTTGAAAATTGAATGGGATCCTGAAATACGGTCCATAGAGGACTCAATTATGAAGAATCCTATGGTGGCTATGTTGGCGCAGTCGCCGAACAAGCCGGTGAAAAAATCGTTGAACAAGGTTTTGAAACTGGTGGAGACCCTTTGACGGGCGGCAAATTCAATTTGGTCACAGCCCAACAAAAAAAGAAGGATAAGGAGAAGGAGTTAGAACAGGCTGAACAACAGGTCACTGAAGCCGAAGGCCAGCAGGAACAACAGGGCCAGCAGACAGCAAAAAACGCTTTAACCGCCCAGCAAAACAAACCTACTGAAATGCCAGCACAGGCAAAAGTAGGTTCACAAATCACGGGTATGAAGGGCAACGAACAAGCAGGTGACCCGACCTCTCAACCGGGCACCAAAGCCATAGCACCACCTCTTCCATTCGCTAAAACATATTTTATGGACAATTTCGGCATTCAAGGCTCGGACCTCATTGACTTATTACACAAAGGTGGGGAGGGCACTGCCCTTGAATACGTCATAGATCTTCTTCGTCAAGAGCAACACGCTGTGTTGAAAGATTTCGATTGGTGGGATGAAGCAGATTGGGATATGTTGGAATTGAAGGATAATGATTACAATTTGCTTCGACTATACCCTGAAAGGTTAGAATTCTATTTGAGAAAAACCCTTGCTTCATTGAAGCGTGGAGACAAAGAACCTGATGAAATATGGAAATCGTGGCATGACCGATTGAATGCAGAAAGTAGGTTGAGCCGCAGGGAACGGGTAATTCTTGAAGAGTCATTGGACACCGTTCGCAAGCACGGGGATATGAATGCCCAAACAATCACCTCTTATGGTGTTAAGGCCACGACGCAAGAAGTGGCTTCGCTAATCAAATCATACGGCTTCCTCTATGACCTGAAAGTGGTAGGTAAAGGCACAAAATCAGATGACCGCACACTATACTACGGCACAACAAAGCAACCAATTTTCCTCAAAAAAATTGACTCTTTCATCGCTAATCTATGGGAGGTTGGTGGAGAATTGGACGCCTTGGCACCCCAAGGCCCTCGACTCGTTCTGCCGTTTAACACAAAACGTGGGGAAGATTACACCGCAGTTATCAAGAAGGAATTGGGTATCGAAGGTATTACTTGGGAGGGTCAAGGGTTCGTGATCGAAGGGAATTACGCTTTCAACAAAGCCGCAGAAGGCTCTATTCGATACCTCGATGAAAAGAAGGCCGACGCCGCCATTCTTTTGGCCTCTTTGAATAAGGAACACCAGCACAATTCCGAGGCTTTGAAACTACTTACTCTCCGAAACAACAACCGCTACGATGGCGAAACAAGGGCAGAAATCGCCAAAGAAGTCGCATTTAGCCCCGAAGAAGTCATCACATGGACGGAGGTGATTGTGAATGGTTACTGAAAAGAAGCGCATTGATCGTTTGTTTTCGGCTCTCGGTATGGATATGGAAAGGCATAGCACGCCAACCCCTGAAATGCCTCTATTCACCAGTGGTGTCCAAGAGCCTCCATTGTTGCAGGGAATTACCATCCCTGCTCTTTATGCGGCGGCGTTTGAATGCCTTGTTTTACGTTCTATTCTCAATCATCTTGCTACTGAAACATTCCGAAAAGGTTGGACATGGAAACCCAAATTCGTTGCCAAATGTAGGGACTGTGACGAAGAGTATCAGAAAGAAGTCGATACTTGTGAAAAGTGCGGTGGCGAGGTTCGCCCCGCAGACAAAGGGCAATTGGAATATGCGGAGGCACTGTTGAAGGCCGAAAACCGTATGGGGCAATCTTACCTTGAAGTCCTTCGTGAAATCGAAATGGATTTGAACATCGTGGATGACGCTTACATTATTCTCACCAAAGAATACTTCGTGGACCCTGCGAGTGGAAAACCTCAATTCTATCGCATCAAGGAAATCACCCGTGCAGATCCAATCTTCATGCGTATTGTAGCAGATAAGCGCGGTGTGCGTGGAGGTAAGCAATACACCAGCCTTTTGGATAGGTCATTCCGAACAGGGGATAAAGACGAGAAGTGCCCCAAGACCGGACTACCAGTAGTGCCTGTTCATTACATCAACCTTGCAGGTGTAGGTGCCGGTCAGGTCTATACCGAGGGCGAAGTAATCCATATCAGCAAATGGTCCCCATCCAAACTCTATGGGCGATCACCAGTCGCTACGCTATGGCGTCAAGTGAACACACTAATCGCTATGGACAATTACGTTTATGCCGCCTACCAAAAGAGGCGTATGCCCCGTGGTGTTATGGTCATCAAATCATCTAACCTTGAAACGGTTGAAAGAACGGCACGCAATATCCAAGAACACCTTGAACGTGACCCGCAGTATATCCCCACCGTTGGTGTCGAAACGGAGAGCGGGCGTGGTGGTCTTGAGTATGTCCGTATGATGGACACCCTTGAGGAATTGCAGTATATCCCAATCAAAGATGATATTCGACAGCGCATTTCATCCTTCTTTGGTGTATCGAACGTGTTTATGAACGATGTATCAGGTGGTGGCCTCAATAACGAAGGTATGCAGATTGTAGTGACTAACCGTGCATTGGCGGCAAGTCAGACACTATACAACCACCGTTTATTCCCAATAATTCTTGAGAGCCTACAAATTACAGAATGGGAAATGTCCCTGAACCCACATGAAGAGGAAGATGAAATCATGGTAATGCGCCGTGATGAAATGGCAATTCGCAATATGCTACAAATGAAGCAAGCGGGTTATGACGCCACACTGCGTGATGATCAGGGTATTCTCCAATTCGATTACAAAGAGGCACCACCAGCACCACCACCACCACCACCGGGCACAGCACCGCCTGATGGGGGCGGGGGTCCGGTCCAAACCAGCGAATGGGAATTACCACCAACATTGGATGACCTTTTGAAGCGAAATGAATCAGATCCGGTCCATGGGGGCGAGGTAGTCCCCGAAGCCATGACTACTACATTCGGAACGGATTTGAAGCCCCTACGAAGAAGGGGGTTTTCGCAATTGGGTTTGAACAGTAGGCGTTCATCAGCCAAAGGTAAAAGTCCAGCAGATGTGAATAGGCATGAAGGGTCACATCACCTCTCATCAACCGAGCGTGATAGCAGGGACACTGCGCCTCAAGGTATCAAAAGTGTGGAAGAACGAATAAACAACCTCAACCGCCGATTAGGACTTTGATTTCGGCACAACCTTCATTTAATGGGATTGAGTCGCACAGGGTGGTTGAGATGACTGAAGGCTTCCTTGATTTCGGACTTGTAAAGAAAATGGACCCAATGGCACGTCGAGCGACGGCCAGTATGGAGGCCATGCAACAGGCTATTGCACACAACAATTTAGACGACGTGGCAAAGCATATTGAAGAAGCAAAAAACGCACTTTCAGTCCTTGAGCGTGATCTAAACCTCGCCAAATCATTCGCTACTACTGCGGCTATCGCCAAGAGTGAAGATGCGAACAACCAAGGTGAGGGCCTTCCGATGGGCAACATTAGCCGCCACAATAACACTGTGAGCGATTATGATGGCACCGAGGGAGCAGTCGTTCTCGGCGTATCACGAATGGGGCGTTCCTCAACCGTATGGCGACCACAGAACGAGTGATTAAGATGTATCGAGGCAGTCCGGGTATTGCAGACCGAATGAAGGTCTTGGATTTCAAGGCTTCTTTGCTAAAGCAAGAACCACAGGCTGAAGGGCCAGCGGCACCACCTATGGCACCACCTCCAGTATCACCTCCTTCTTCTCCTATGAGTGAGCCACCCGCAGGTGGTGGCCCACCACCGCCTGAATTGATTGAGGCACTATCCCAAAACAACAAGGTCTATGAAAACACAAAAGAGGCTTTATCCGATTTTGAAATGCGCCTTACAGAAATAGCAACAGACATTACAGCACATATTGGCACTATCGGTCAGACAAAATATACTGATGACTTAGACGGTGATTCGGTTATGGGGCACGCCGCTTCAATGATGGCACTTCGTGATCGTGTCGAGGACACCCGAAATATGTGCGAAATTATCCGACTCAAAGATGCCGGAATGGTCAATCACATTCCCGGTATGCCACCCGACATGAGCGGGTTACAGAATATGCCCGCACCCGGACCCGGCGGAATGCCCGGAATGGATGCAGGGCCAATGGCCCCACCCGGACCGCCGGGTGCTATGCCAATGCCACCCGGAGGTGGAATGTGATGAGCAAAGCAATTCATTATGGATTTTTGATGCTCAAGAATGAGTCGCGTGGCCCACCGGGGCTGGGTATGCCGGAGTCGGGCACTGAAGAGATGGTTCAGAAGGTCGCCGACGAATTCCTAAACACCTGTATTCCATTTTTGGAACAAGGACAAGAGGACTACATCATGGGTGTTTTTGGGAACATTGACGCAGGAATTATCGACGATGCTCGTAGTGTAGCAATCGACCGCTTGTTAAGTGCAATAGGGGGTCGTTGAAATGGCTGATGAAATCAATGCGGGCCAAGCCACAGCAGAATTGCTCAAAGAATTGGTCGATGAGGTTCGACACTTGCGTAATCGTGTCGAGCAATTAGAAAGTCAAAACTCTTCATTACTCAAAGCGGTGGACGATCCGGAAACCATGATGAAGAAGGCAGGATGGCTCAAAGCGGTCACGCCCTTAGCCGAAGAGGTCTATGACCCACTTCAGCGTGGGGGAGGGGACGAATCATTCCCAAGTGGCTTTTCAAGCGAACAAATCCAAAAATCACATTCACAAAATTTAGCGGAATGGCAAGAGATGGAGAATAATATGCCTTCATCCAACACACCGTCCGGCATCAGTTACAGGTGATTAGAAATGCAACCAACGTGGCACGAACCCAGCAAGACACCCGAAGGCGAATTATTGCTTTTGGTCAAAGAGTTAGAATCAATGGTTGTAAAGAACGTATCATGTATGAATTGTTCCGACCCTGATTGTTGCCCACCCAAAACAGACGATGCTGGGTCATTCAAGCCAAACCGTGGAGATGAGGAATTGCCGAAATTGCCTAAGTCAAAGAAGCAATCCCACACCAAGGAAAAGAATTCCAAAAAGAAGGATAAGGGCGAAGGCGACAAAGGCAATTACATGGTTAAGGCAAGTATGGATGAAAAGAACAAATACTGCCAAAAGCACTTTGGATGCAATTATTCCGAATGCACTTCAAAGCAAAAGGCACAGTGCAACGAAAACTGTGGTGCCATGAATCGTGGCGAAGGCGACAAAATGTATTCTATGGACAAAACTTCAGAATTCTTAGCGTCAAAGGGTATTATGGTCAAGTATGAAGTGGAACCCACTGAAAGCAAAAATGGTATGGTCCCAGTGTTCATGGATCATGGCGGCGGGACACCCGTGGAAGCATCAGGTTATGGCACCAATCAAGTCATTCCTGAATTTGCTAACACTCAAGCACCTAAATCAAAATTCATTCACGAAAAAGCCCAAATTTATTCAGCGGCTCAAACAGGCTATGATGAAAAGGGTTCGACCCTACACATGAAATTGAATGATGGCGGCAATCGAGCAGATGGTAATTGGAACATGGCACCAATCGAAGAACGCCTAACCCAATTGAAGAAGTCAGGTTATGGTAATCCGGGGCTTTTGGAGGAAATTGCCCATCTAACGGAACAGATTGCAGGTCGCCTCCAGTGAGGGGGTGATTAGGTGGATCGACGGCAATTTGTGAGGCTAAGAACCGACACGGTTCTCTCATTAGTGTCGAACGACCAGCGTGATTATGATGCCTATTTGAAGGCATTCCGTGAATACTACAAAGATGCTGATGTGTTGGAAAAGGAAGATGCCGCTATCATGGGTATGATGCAAAACATAGAGCCATCCATTTATTCAATGAGCGACATTGATACACCAGCACCAATACGCACATTGAACCTTCCCGAAGGATATGACGATTACCTCGCAGGGCAACGTAGGTTCTCAACCACTTATGCACAGGATTGGCCCATGGCCCATGAAAAAAACACTTATGGGAAACGTCATCCGTTCTCCTATGAATTACCTACAATGCCTCTCCTTCATGGGGCACAATGGGGAGAGCCAGCGTTTGTTGATCATTTACTACACCTAATCGAAGAAGATGAAGAAGGCCAAAGTATCATCAAAATGATGAAAGAAGCCGACAGCATGGGCCATCATCTTCCTAAAGATTACCAGTATTTGATTGGTAGACCTATGGAATCCCTACATCAATTGTATAGGGATGACCGAACAGGTCGCCATTCTTACAAAACAGATGATGAATATATTCAGTCAAAAAAGGATGAGTGGAATGGCAAAAGCAACCGTTTAGGCTTGTTATCCTATCTTTTCGGCCTTGAGTGGCAAAGTCCAGATCAGCGGGAAGGCTTCATGGAGAATTTGAAAAAACTCGGCTCCAGCAGAAACCTACACGATGCCGATGCACGAAGGGCCATGAATGACTTCACAGCGATTGCTGGTATTTCATGGGACAGGGCAAAGCGGAATTGGTTTGAAAGAATGCTACCTGTCGCACGGTGGTGGCAAAGACCGTCCAACAGGCACGGTCCTGTATCATCCGAGGATATTGCCTCACCGTTAGGACATTTCAAAGGCCCATACGTCACGAATGAGGACGTTATTGAGCCATCAGCCACTCATCATTGGTGGCAACCTTTCCAGCACTGGGGAGGTGTAGGCCGTGATGTTAATTCATTGGTCGATATGATGACTGATACTTACCCAGCCGCATTCAAAGGTTGGTTGGGTGAAGAATTGATTGGCTTCCTCAACGATAGAGACCACCCTCTCAATGATAGAGAGGATTCATTTCACGGTAGTGGTTCGTCATTCTTCCCCCAAACCGCTAATCACCCAATGATGAAGGGACACCCTCATCGTTCTGCGATAGCAACAGGCTGGGAAGCAGGTTCGGATAACCCATACGTTAGGGGATTCAACCGAAGGCGTGGTCTTTGGTCATCAGTGTCCGGTGGCCACCATTTGCACCCCAGTCAAATTCAAAACGGCTTTGGTAAGCGCATGGTCATCCCATCCGTTGCTTTTGCACAGGGTATGACGCTACCTGCTGTTGAAGCAGGGTTGGGTAGGAAAATTAGTGCCCATACTGATCAAGGACAACCACGAAAACCACCCTACGCCGAAAGACACCCCGGCGATGATGAATACCATTCCTATCACAATGACCACTATGAGAGGTCAGATGTTCTATTGGGCCAAATGATGCAACAGATGGCCAAGCAAGTGACTGGAGAATTCGGCCCTGAATTGCTTTATGGTTCAGATCCAAAGGACATACGAGCAAATACAATAGCCCGTGGTAATATGCAACAATTGGCCCAAGCGGCCAATTATCAATTGATGCGTGGCGAAAATCCCGATATGAGGTCTTTCGCCCCGACAGTAATGGGTAAAGGGCTGGCGGCACAGGAAAAACCGCTCGGACCCATCCATCCTAATTCTCATGTAACTATGCCTCCCGTCTATCTTACTGGCAATAAAGACGTTTGGGGACATAAAATGCCAGCGACATTGGCATGGAATTGGGATAGGCAAAACAACAGTATTCGATTTGACCAAAAGGAAATGCCGTTTGAGACGCTACAAAGAACGGCACACGCTGGCCATATTGGAATGGTTCACCCGACTTATGCTGATTCACAAATAGCACCGCCAACCAATCCGAACACATCTTCATTACCTGCATTCCAAATTAGTGATGAGCAAGGGGCAGAACCCATTTTGAGTGGTGATATTTGGAAATCGGATGACGACTATGAAGCCAATGGGGTGTTCAAAACTACCATTATGCCCGCACATACCATTTACAATTTGAAATCCGTCGAGGACTTGAAAGGATTCACGGGCGATTGGGTCGTTCAGAAAAAGCCTGAAGGTAAGAGGATATTTGTTTTCAAGAAGGGTGGGCACATTAGTGCGTGTGACGGCAAAGGCCGAGATCGCTCTATTCCCGCTAAGGTGCGAGAAGGCGTAAGGAAGCAAGAAGGCGATTGTGTTTTTGATGGCGTTTTGAAAGATGGGAAATTCCGAGCAATAGATCTGCTGGTTCACAAAGGCGATGATATTCACATGGAAAAACTGGAGGACAGGCTTTCTATCCTACGCACGATGTATGAAACAGATGAGTCCGTATCATTCCCTATGCCAGCGGACTGCAAATTCTCCGATAGTGATGGTTTGGGGCAAAATGTATCAGCATTAGGTGGAGACCTATGGTTGCGCGATGCCACTTCGACTTTCATGAAAGGCAAAGAATCCCATCACAAATGGGTTCTATTCGCGCCCAATGGGGACCACATCGGCAAAGCCTACGGTCCCTTCCCATCAATTTCTATCCGTAATGAGAATATAGTGCTGGAATATCCTGCTCACCCATTACCATTAGTGGTTAAGGGCGAATGGGATGGGGCGGCATATACAGTCGATAGCATCGAACCTCCTAACCCCTTGGCGATTCATGCCGAAACACAGGCGAGTGTTTGGGGTCCGGTTGCAGTCCACCTGTTGAAGTATGGAATGGGTCAAGAGTCAATTTATCCGCCATTCATTCCTACTGCCAAATCCATGCTTTACAAAAATGCAATACTTGATCCAGCGGGAGATGATTCACCGAATCAAAACGCTGTTCGGGTAGCGCGTGATAAATTGACGCAGAACGATGAAGCCATGACCACCGAGGAATTATTGGAACAAATTGATGGTTTGGATGAAAAGACACTGCATGAACAGGGGCCGCAATTTGGTTTGGAACGGACTGAAGATGGTCGTTGGACCGTCAATGAGGCAATAGATGATGATATGATTGAATCTAAACAGGGAATGCCACTCGCAAGAATTAGTGGCAGTATCACTGGCGGGGG